GGCGGTCGGGACCGACCGCCCGACGGTGCGAACCTTGGTCTTGGCGCGGCGCGTGGTGGTCAGGAGATCCGTGTCCCACGCCTGCGACTGCGTACCGGAAACCGTTGCGAGACCTTCGAAGTTCTCGCCGGTGCCGTCGCCCGCGACAATCTGATCTTCGAGTTCCTCTTCGAGTCCGTACTCCAAGAAGTTGTCGATCAGTGTGCGAATCTGTGCAGCGTCAGACAAAGCGCGCTTAGTTGCCGGAATCCAGTGCGCGATCGTCTTAACCGGCGTCGACACCTTCGCCGTGGTGAGCGACGATTCCGGCTTCGTGCCGTTGGCCGTGCTGGTCGCCTCCGCCACCGGCGCGGCGGCGTTCGTAAAGCCGGTGACACGCACATATTCGACGGTGTCACTCTCGGTCGTGCCCGGCGTGATCAAGTCACGCAACATCAGTGGGCGCTGGAAGATGTCAGCGCCAACCTGGAGACCGAGGTAGTCGTTCTGGACGAGCGCACCGGCCGAGGTGTCCGAGGTGCCGGTGATGAGGGCCTTGGTGCCACGCTTCGGCACCAGACGCGTGAACCCGGTCGGGCGCGACGCAACGCGGTGCTGTTTGCTGAACTGTCCACCCGGGACAGACGAGATCAGTTCCTTGTACTCGGCCGAGTCAACGTAGAGCTGACCGAGAGACTTGCGGCCGTCCGGGACAATGAGGCCGGTCGGGCTGGTCTTCACGCCGGAGTCAGGCTCGAAGTCGAAGCCGGTCCCGAGGTCTCGCACGGCGGCGCGGATCTTCGCGTCGGACTTCGCGGTTTCAAGCTTCTTCTTCACGGCTTCCGCCTTGGCGAAAGCCGTCTGAACCTCGGCGCGCTCGGTGTCGTTAAGGTCTCGATCCTCAGCGTCTGCCTTGTCGGTCAGCGTTCGGATTGCGAGAAGGCTGGCCTTCAGCTCTTCGGCCAGCTCCTCAACCTTCTTGTTAGGCAAGGGGTTTCTCCTCAGTTCGTGAGCGTCAAGACATCGACCTCAAGAAGGGCGATGTCGGTGCGCAGACGTGCCGAGGCGGTTCCGGACCTGGCATGAACGGGCTCCGGAGTGGCCACAGTGGACGGATCCGGGGTTGGTTCAGGCGTGGCTGGCGTGGCCTTGTCGTCGTGCGTGTTGTCGGTCTTCGTGGTGTCGGCCGTGGCCGGTCGGACCGGCGGACCTTCCTTGCGTGCCTTGATGTCCAGCAAGCTGGTTGCCTGGTTGACACCGATCAGACACGGGCCGACTTCGTAGAGCTTGAGCTTGCGCAGCTCGTACACGTCGCGGTCGTCTCGTTCGCCCCATCCGGCGTCGATGACGTCGAACGCAAACGAAAACTGTGTGACGCGGCGGCCCTTGAGCAACCTGTAAATCTTGCTTGTCTTGCTTCGGGTTTCGGCGAGGTCGTCAGGATCGAGTTGCGCTCGGACCCACAGACCCTCGGCTCGTTCCTCGGCTTCGAGTACGTAGCCGATGTGGTAGTCAGGATCGTTTGCCGCGTGCGACCAGAGCACGGGAATCGGGTCGCCCGACGCCTTCCAGTCGGCAAGCGTGTCGGTGAACGCGCCGGGGAGAACTACATCCCCATACGAGTCAACGTTGTTGAACGCGCTGACGATTGCCTCAAAGACACCCTCAGCCGTTCCGTCTTGAGTCCCGGCCGCCTTGATCGTGACCGGGGCAGTCTTGATGTGCATAGAACTTCCCCAAGGTTGCCGTCACGGACGGCTCGGATTTACTGGTGTGCAACGAGATCCGCGACAGGTGCCCGGTCAAGGCGTGTTGCCTCGATCGACTTCGGGGCGCTGTCACGCGGAGATGCTTGCCCGCCAACGAGAACGTTCAGCGGAACAACGAGTTCGTCGCCGTCTTCGTGCTGTGGCAAGTTGAATCGGGCGCGCACCTCGTTGGCGGTCATCCACGGACGACCCGCCGCAGTGCTGGCGGCAAGGGCTTGTTCCTCGAACGAGCCGCGCATCTTCTCGGCGATGTTGAACTCGGCGTACACGTCTACCGAGTCGGCCATGTCCGGAAGTACTTGCAGCGCAATCTCTTGCGAGATCATCGTGAGCCACGGACCAAGACAGTCCTGATACAACATGTTGTGCTGCTCACGAATGTTGCTGAACGTGGCGTGATCCAAGATGCCGATCATGGGCGGCGGAATGAAGTACGCCGAACACACTTCCTCGCGCGTCAGCTTCCGGCTTTCGACGTACTGGGTTTGCTTCGAGTCCATGCCGACGCTGTTGAGCGACATGCCGTCTTCGAGCAACGGCACGCCGCCGACGTCGCCACCGGCGCCGGTGTACGCGGACCGGAATTGAGACGTGAACCGCTCACGCGCTTCGGGCGACCAGCCGGGGGCGTCGACCGGGCGCGTGATCCACGCGGAGTGCCGGGCACCGTTGCGCCACATGCTTTGCCGCTGGCGCGTTGCTTCGTACTCCTCGATCAGCAGCGATCGCAACGCGTTCATCGGACTGTTGCCGGACCACGGGTTTTCTGGGTCGTAGCCCCGAAAGTGCACGACCTGGTCTGCCGGGAACCGGCGCACCTGGGAACGGTCAGTCCACGTGGAACGCAACGGCCGGATCTCGAACTCGTCTGGCGAGAGCCAACTACTTCCGACAGGACGCACGCGGGACGGCGGAACCGGCACCAGGCCGAGGAGGTCATTGCCGTCGCGGACCTTGACCCAGTACGCGCGGTCGTATACCGCGAAGTCGGACACAAGAGTCTGGATCAACCGATATGTGGTGATCGCAGGATTCGGCCGCGCGAACAACTGTGCAACCGGATGATCGGTCAACCGAACACGGTCCACATCAGACTGGCGGCGGTAGAAGTGCAGGCCCAACTGTGCGATGTTCCTCGCGAGGAAGTTCACGACCGTCCGCACTTGAGCTTGTGTTCGCCAGATGGTGGCGAAGTCGGCATACAGTCCGTCGGTGAGCTGCACCGACGATGGCGGAAGTACTGGCAGTAGCGGCGTGGTAGCCGACGTCAGTTGTCCAGACGACACAACGAAAGCCACGGCCCGATCACCCCACAACCTGTATGAAGTGGACGGACGTGCGCTCAACGACGACCTCGCCGTCGAGTGGTTGAGGTTCCCTTCCTGGCAAGAGAAGCTGCGCGTTCCGCAGGATCAACAGAGGGCCGTGTTGCGCCCACAGGATCCCGGAGAACGCGCGGCCTTCTTGGTTCACGACAACGCTTTTGCGGATGAGACGGCGCCACGACCCCACACGCGCCCCCTCTCGTCTATCACTGTTCGTCGGGGGATGAGTCGTCGCTGTCGACCGTGACCCACATGCTCAGGATGTGACCGCTCAGCCGGTCGTCGTCCATCAGCAAAGACGCGGCGGCCCGCCACAGACGGGGGTCGTCTAGCTCGACCTCAACGCGAACCTTGCTGGCGGCCGACGTCATTCGTCCTCACCTCGGAAGACGACCGTGCGCACGGCGGCATCCTTGGCTTCCAACAGCTTTCGCAGCGCAACAGTGAACTCCGGGTTGTCCGGGAGATCATCGATCAGGGCGGCGGCGAAGTCGTGAAATGCTTCGGCTACGTCTCGCGCATACTGGTGCGTCAGATGACCGAAGCTGAAGTACTGTGCAATGTGGACGGTTGATGAGTGACGCCCGGAGACGTTGATCAAACCTGCTCCGTTCTAGGGTCAGATCACTGAGAGGTCGTGGTCTTCGTACGCGGATCGACGCGGCGGTTGCCGTGTCATCGCTTCCGACATGGCGATCGTCAATGCCGAGACGGCGTCGATCTTGTCGGCGCTGGAAGCCTTGTCCGGCTTGACGTTTCCGGATGCGTCGACTGCGACGGCGAGGTTGTCGACCATCCACCGGACCGCCGGATTGCCGTTGTGTCGCAACAGGGGCGTGCCGCCAGCACCGGCGAGCACCACGCGTTGAAGCTCTTTCAGTGGTGGCGACAGCGTGTGCACGCCCTGTCGAACCTTGACCAGGGGTGCGCCGTCGGCGGCGAGGTCGTTGCTGAGCTGCGAGGCGTTCCACGGGTCGTAGCCCAAGCTGCGCACGGTGAACCGTTCGCGGTCGGCGTTGATCTTGACCCTGATCGCGTCGTAGTCGGCGACGTTGCCCGGGGTCACCGTCAGCAGCCCGGAACGCACCCACACATCAGCCTCACCGGCCGTTCGCTTGTTCAGCGAGGGCAAGTTTCCGTCAGGGGTCCAGAGCCGCCAGAGCGCGTCATAGCCGCCGTTCTCGTCATCCGGGAACAACCAGCACAACGCACACAGGTCCGAAGTGGACGCGAGGTCAAGACCCCCGTAGCACTCACGGCCCGCCAACGCGTCGGCGTCGACCGGCACACCGCCGTTCGCGTCCCACGCGTCCAACGTGATGAACCTCGTGAGTTGCTTCGTCCTCACCCCCAGGTGAAGACGAAGGAACGCCGCGAGATCCGCCGGAGACTGCCGCGCCTTGTCCGACGCAGCCTGTAGGTACGCCCGCGTCGGCGACACCCCGTAACCCGGGTTTGCCTTGGCCCACGTGGATTCTGCATGCGGGTCGTCGTGTTCCTCGGCCGCCCACACCACGCCGTAGGTGGCGTGGTCGACCAGGACGCGGCGAGCGAGTTGCTCCACATAGTGGCGGCGCCGCGCGTAGATCGTGCCCGGCTTCCCGGCGTCGGCCGTCGTGATCGTCACCAATAGCGGTTGCCGCCGCGAACCCGTGCCGGTCTCCAGAGCCTCAACGAGATCCGGCGACTTGTGCACGTGGAGTTCATCGACAATTCCACAGTGGATGTTCGCGCCGTGCTGCGCGTCGCCGACACCCGTGATCACCTCGGCGTAGGACGCCGACGGCCGATGCACGATGCGCTTGATCGTCGTGTGAACGTACGGCTTGAGCGCCGGTGAGGACTCCGCGAGTTGCTTGATAGGCCCGAAGACGAACCCGGCTTGCCGCTCATTGGTAGCGGCTGTGACGACCTGTGCGCCGGGTTCGCCGTCGGCCCCGACCATGTACAGGGCGATACCGCCGCCGATGGTGGACTTTCCGTTTTTCCGTGGCACGTCAACGTAAACCGAGCGGACAACGCGCACGTACTCGGCGGCGTCGTCATCCCAACGCACCCACCCGAAGACCGGCGCGATGATGTAGGCGACCTGCCACGAGTCCGGCTTGAGGGGCCTTCCTGCCCACTGACCCTGCGTATGTCGCAACAGAGCAAACGTTGTGAGCACGTGGTCAACACGAGCAGGATCGAAGACGGCGTCGGGGGCTTCGCCGGGGTCCGGCGTCTGGATCAACGGCGGGCACGTCGGCAATGGGATCCCGCGCGACAGCATGTAGTGCGCGACTTCGCGGGAGATCTTCAAGCGCTCCAGGCGTTCCCGCGATGGCAGACGGATCCGGCGGCTAGGACCCGAGTCCGGCGAACGGGTTGACGGCGTCCTCCTGGTCACGAGTCCGCCCCGCTTCCTGGGATCGGATCGTCGACCGCGCGGACGGCGTCAACCCGAACTCTTGCGCGAACGCGCGGATCATCGCAGCCGCGTCCCGCTGAATCTGCAACGCCGGGTTCCGGACCTGCGTCCCGTGGAGACCACGCACCAACACGTCCGTGTCACGGAGTACCGCGCACGCCCGCCGGTGCGTCACAACCGCCTCGCAGTAGCAGAGCAGCGAGTCACGATCAGCCGGAAACGCAACGCCCATAACGGAAAGCTCGTTGACGGTGTAGTCCCACACCTGCCGGACGTCGTCGGCTACCTCGTCCGGGCACTGCGGAAGTCCGATGCGGGCAACGGGTTCGTCGGTGTTGATGCGGCTCTTTCGGTCGCCGTCGAGCAGCCGGAGTGCGGTTGGTTTCTGGCGGGGTCCGCGCTTACCCATGGCTGACCGCCACGCTGTTGCGGGAGACGCCCGTCCCGTCGAGTTCACAGCGGTTCGAGTCGGGGTTCCACAGGGTGCCGGGCATGCCGCACACGCCGTCGTACGCGTGCTGTTGGAGCACGTTGCCGCATGACCTCGCGACCGTGACGTGAGCCGGGCACGCGGCGAGGCTGGTGAGGCCGTGCATGTCGGCGTCGTCAATGAGGACGTGCCACGCCGCCGGGCGTCCGCACTTGGGGTGTTCGAGCGTGTCAGCGTGGCCACACACCGGCCGGTGGTCGTTCATCAGGTCACCGATGGAACCCATGGTTGACCGCCTTTCAGGGGTGGGTTGGAGGCGCGTGACGCGGTGCGGGAGCTGGCGGTCCGGCGCGTCTCGCGTTGGCCGGTGTTGAGCTCGCAGGATCAGCGCCGTATTGCCTGGTCAGAGGGGTGCTGTAACGCTACGAGCTGCACCCGTGATATAACTTTGGAACATCATGTGACGAAGTTTGGAGTCAGGGTGAGCGCCAAGGAGCTATACGACCGCCTCTGCGCCGACGGCACCGAAGCCGCAAGCTTCGGACTGGACCTGTCGCCGGAAGCCAAGGCGTTCCGCGACGCCGAGGAGAACGCCACAGCCACAGCCAACGATGAGGGCTTCGCTCTCTTCTCAGAACGTTGGTACGAGGTGTTTGCCGCCAGCTACGAATTCGTGCTCGACAACACGCCGGAACCAACCCCCGCCATCGGGACCTCACTCGATTTCGCCCTGGTCGCAGACCTCAGAAAGGAAGACATCACAGTCACCCGCCGCTACCGGCGCCGATACGGGGAAGACCACCCGAACCCATTCCCCAAAGAGAACGGCGTCATCGGACGTTCCCCATGGTGGAGCGCCGACCGTGTCGACGAACTCAAGGCCTGGACACCAACCGGACGCGGCAAGGGAGGCGGGCGCCCGCGCAAGACGACCGCCGCAGACACCCCGGCAACGGGCGCTCAAACGCACGCTGACAGGCCCGCCGTCATGACCGGCACCGACCAGGCCGCGCCCGACCCGCTGGCCCCTCTCGCGCCACTGAGGCCTATCAACGGGCGCGCGACCAACGACGTGTTCCGCAACCTCCAACGCGCTAAGGACGACCGCGACGTCTGGGGATCCGCCGGTGAGACGTTCAGCTTCACCAGCCACGAGACCTACCGCGAACAAGCGATGAAGTGGTTGGGAGACAACAGCGAACTTAGCCAAAAGACCATTGAGGCAGCCGACTGGAACGAGGTCTATGACTACTTCCGCGCTCAGAGGCACGGCAACGACACCGCCCCCGAAACGACCGCATCTGAACCCGCGCCCGCGCCCGCATCTGAACCGGCGCACGACCCAATCGGCCCGCGCCGCATCTCGGACAACCCCGAACACGACGGAATGAGTCTCTGGGAAGTCGTCCTCTACGAGAACCGCAAGGCACGGCAAGCACGCATCGATGCCAAGCAGAAAGCCAAGCTCGACAAGGCATACAGTGCACCGACCGTCACCGACCGCGACACCGCCGCCAGGGTCTACGTGGATGTTGTGGAACCCGGCAAAGCCGTCATCATCGGCCCCGGCTTTCAAGCGCGCGCCGGTGTCGACACCGAATCACGTACCCGCCGCTACTGGGTCGAACTGTCCGCATCGGACACCCACGCCGACGACGTCGAGAAGCACATCGGCAACGCCCGCACCTACGCCAAAGCTGGCGAAGTAGTCGCCCAACACCACGGCCTCACCAACTACTACGTCGAAGTCGACCACGAGATCGGACAACGCTCATGACCGTCACACCCCGCAACTACAGCGAAAAACTCCGAACGCCCATCCGAGAGACGCACGACCTACCGCTACCCGCACGCGAATGGCCCGGACAGCTAACAGTCGCCACAGCGGTAGCAATCGCGCTCGCACACGTCCCGGACGACATCGACCCCGCCGACGTCGCAGCCGTCGAAGACCTCTTGAGAAACCTCCCGGTCAACGTCGACGGCCTCACGGCCAGACTGACCGCCGACCAATATGACCTACTCGCAACCGTGCTGTCCCCCGCCTGCGAGTACATGCACGCCAACGGATACGCCGACAACCCGGAGTACCCCGAAGACCAATACGCGGCAAGCCTCCTCGGCTCGGACGGCGGCCCCGCCCTCGTGTGCTTGGTGCACCACGCGGCGTGTCGGCCCATGCCCCAGAACCCCGCTCCTGAGAAAAGCCGGTAGCCGGTCCGCCGACCGGAACCAAGCCCCCGCATGAGAGCCACTCTGCGGGGGCTTTCCCATGCCACCGGCACAACCCCACCTCGCCGAACCGGTACGGCCCGCACAGACGCACTCAGCGCCCCCGCACGGGCCACCCGTTGACGACGTCCACCAGGACCACGGACCCAGAACCGGCGCAACTCGAACCACACCGAATCAGCGACCAGCCGCCCACCAACCCACCGTCCAACCGCCCACCAGCCACCACACCGCCAGCATCGTCCCAACAGGACTGACACCGATTGGTCCACCCAGTGCCGGCGAATTCCGAGCACGGATTGGCTTAGTTCCAAGCATTACACTCAGTTACGAAAACCTGGCACGCGAATCGCTGCCTCACCGGCGGCGGCATGGCGGCGGCGGAGAACCAGGGATTTTGACCCCATATCCCCATGATCGTTACCCTTCGTAACCACCATTTGGGAGGGATTGGTCTAGTTCGGTCGCTAGGCCATTCGGGTGCACGGTGCGCATTGGTCTACTTCGATCGTGGTGCCTGGTCGTCGGTCTACGCTGTCCGGTTATGGCTGATCAGGATGAGCTTGGGGCGCTGCCGGAAGATGTCGAAGCGACCGGACCGGTGATCTTGTGGACTGTGTTGTACGTCCGTCCGCGACCGGGGGTGTTTGTTGCGCCTAAGGATGTGAACTACACGCTGATTGACCGTGCTCGGACGTTCCTCGCCAGCACGGGTGTTGAGCAGTTCGCGAAGTTCTACGGGGACTTGTATCGGATCGTGGGCCGTACTGCCGATCATGTTGAGAAGTCGCGCGAGGTTGTGGAGCTTCACCGTTGGGAGGTAGTTCGTGAGCATGTGGAGACGAACGGCGGTGAGGTGTTGTGTGCGTATGTGCCGCTGACTGGTCTGGTGCCGGACGATCTGGAGCCGGGTGGGGAGTTCACTCACCACGCGGTGCAGATGACCCCTGGGTTGGCGGAGGCGTTGCTGGCGAACTACACGGATGGTGCGCGCCCGTTGAATGATCAGGTTGTTGATGGGTGGGCTTTTCGCCTTCCGCACTGGGTGGATGATCCGGAGTTCACCAGCATTCACAATGAGGTTCATGTTGGTCGGGATGGGAAGACGATTGCGGGTCAGCACTTGTTGCATGCTGTTGTTCGTTCGGGTGTGACGGTGCGTGTGGATGTGGTGCACAACTCTGAGAAGTCGTGGCCGGGGGTGTCGGCGTGACGGACCAGTCAGGGTTCCTCGATCGGGGCCGGAAGTGTGCGCCGTCGGATTCCTCGGGTGACGTGTGGCAACCTTTGTCGTATCCGTCTGACCGCTTCCTGGATCGGGGGCGGGAGTTTTCTCCGGCGGAGCGACTTCGGTGGGCGTTCGGCATTGACCATGCGGAGGCGACGCTTCTGCTGAGTGCCGTCGGGCGTGACATTGACAGGGCGCGATGGTTGTTGGAGACGCGGCCAATGTCAGACGTGTTGTCCCTGTTGGACGGCCCGGAGTTGGGGCCGTTGATTGCCTATGATCCCCGTTGTACGGGGCCGATTCCTGACCTGCTGGTGCCGTTCACGTCGTTCGTTCACAGCCGTGTTTCCGTCACGCCGGAGTTGGCTGCGGATCTTGTTGAGTGGGCGGATAATCCGCAAGCTGTGGTGTGGCCGCGTGTGCGTTCCATTGCTGCGGCGATGGTCGATCCTGACCGGCCGTGGACGAGTTCGCCGGATCATCGTGTGGTGGTTGATGAGCGTGGTCGAGTTGTGGACGGTCTTCACCTGTTGCATGCGGTGGTTGATGCCGGTCGTGCGATCACGCTAGATGTGTGGCACAACATGCCGCGCGAAGCTGTGGAGATGGAGCGTCGCAACCGGCGGCGGCCTCCGGCTGACTTTCTGGCGGGTCGGCGTCTGCGCCGTGCTCCTGGGACTACTGATCAGGGGTGAAGGTGAGGGTGTAGGCGTTGCCGGGCTTGAAGTGTTCGGCGACGCTGCCCTTGACGACCATCTGAAGTGAGAGTGTGGGGGTTGCTTCGGCCCACTCTTTGTTTCGGTCGTCGTCGTAGTTGGGTGCGAACCACAGGGTCTGTTGGTCGCGGAAGCTGGGAGTTTTGTTGGTGCACTTGACCTTTGCGGTTACTGCTACCATCTGGCTCCCTCTTTCCGTTGCGGTATAGACGTTGTGGAGTTGGTTGATGTCGTGGCCACCTGAGGTTCCGTACTTCGAGCGTCGGACGGTCAGGTTCGACGATGCCGAGCAGGATGAGACGGCGCGGGTTGTGGCGGGGACGTTTGTTCCCGATCGGTCTCGAAAGTTTGACGGCGGGGTGATCGAGGTGGGTGCGTCCTCGTTCAAGGATCTGGACTTGTTCTGCACGGATGACGGAATGTGGATCTTGTATTCGCCGCGTGGCGGTGTAACTCCAGCGTCGTACAACCGGATCTCGGATGAGGCGGCGCGGGAGTGGTTGTTGGGTAAGGGTTTTGTTGATGCTGTGGCCGAGTTCTTCGGCTAGAACGCGGTGAGTTGTGCGGGTGTTTCGGTTGCGCCCCATGGGTTGAGGGCGGCGGCGCCGATGTGGTGGGTGTAGGCGGGTGGGATTGCTTCGCAGATCTCGCGTATGGCGTCGCGGATGGTGGCGCCGCTGGTGGTGACGTCGAGGTGTGGGAGGTCCATGTATTGGCATGCGGTGCTTTGCCAGGTGTGGCTGTGTTTGCCGCCATGGATGCTCATGTATGGCGCGTCTGGCGTGGGTAGGTAGCTGTTGCGGGTGCACGGCCAGACGTGCCGGGGGTGTTCGGGGATGGGGACTGGGAAGTTGGTCTCGAAGAGGCGGTGTCGGTAGATCTTGAGTCCGAACATGGTGCCGCAGAGCTTGACGGGGTTGATGAGTTCGCGGTGTGCGGTCTCTACGTTCTCGATGACGTAGGGCACGTGTTGCGCTCTGAGTGCCCGTCTGATGGGCGTGATTAGGTCCGGGTAGGTGCGGACCTGGTTGTAGGCGTTGAGGCGCGAGAATCGTTGACAGGGTGGCGATGCGTGGATCGCGTCGTATTCGTGGCCGTGGCGGTCGAGGTAGTCGAGGGCGTCGGCTTGGTGGAACTGGTGTCCGGCGTAGCGGGGTTGTGGCCGGATGTCGACGCCGGTGACGTGGTATCCGGCGCGTTGGTAGCCGACGGCGGCGCCTCCGCCGCAGCAGAACAGGTCGAGCAGTCGGGGCTGTGGCACGGGGCGTTACCCCCGCAATCGTCAGCCGTGTTCGTGGTGCCACGCCTCAATTAGTTCGGTCCAGCGGTGTGGCCGTTTGGCGGTGACGGCGCGTGCCATGCATTGGTCGCGTGTGGCGTTGATCTGTATGTGTTGTGCGCCAACGAGTTGATCGGCTAGGCGCGGGTCGCAGGTGATGATCCAGACGCGGGGGGCGTGGTGTTTGCGGGTGAGGCGTGCGAGGAAGGCATCTCGCATTTCGCAGACGAACGGGACGAAGTGTGCGGGTTGTGCGTGGTCGCCGGGTGCGCCTAGGGCGAGGGCTAGGGCGTCGAAGTCGAAAACGATGTCACCGGGTTGTTTGCGTTGCGCCACATAGGTTGTTTTGCCGGAGCAGGGTGAGCCGCTGACGACGATGACGCGGTTGTCTACGCGGTAGGTGCGCGGGTCGCGTGTGCGTCCGGCTTGGGTGATGCCCATTTCCTGCCCGGTTTTCTTGTGGTGGCAGGGTGCGCAGAGGCTTTGGTGGTTGGCGGGGTCGTACATGGCGCCGCCGATGGCGCGGGGGATGACGTGGTCGACTTGGTCGGCTGGTTGGCCGCACATGTTGCATGCCGGATGGTGTGCGAGTTGGACGGCGCGGACGCGGCGCCATCGTCCTGTTGAGCCGGTTCCCCAGTGGTCGTTGCCACGGTGGCGGGTGCGTTGTTCGTGGGTGCGGTCGCGGTGTTTGTGGTTGTCGCACTTGGTGTCTGTGGTGAGGGTGGTGCAGCCGGGTTCGGTGCAGCGGGTGGGCGGCGACGTCGGCATGCGGTACACCCCTGTACCAAGTTGTGGTACGCCCATGTACCAAAGTTGTAGGCCCACCAGGTGTTCTTCATGCCGGATCGTTTGGATATGGTCCCGCGTCATGCCTACCCAACAACCTCGGACGGACGACCCTCCGGTGTCCCTCGACATGTCTTTGCAGCAAGGAATCTTGTTGGCGGTGATGTACCGGTCACCGGATGTCCCCCGGCATGCCATGGATCTCGCGAGGACAACCGGTATCTGTGTCGATCCGTTGTGTCGGCTGATGAGCACGATGGAGACCAGCGGTTATGTCGTGAGTTGGTTGGAGCCTGGGGCCGTTGCCGCCGCTGAGGGACGTGTCTCGGGCCGGTACTTCCTTCTGACGAAGGTTGGTGTGTCTGCGGTTCGTGAGGCGGTGCTCAGGTTCGGGCGCCGTCTAGGTGATCTTGATGGGCTGCCTGTTTCGGACGGGGGGCGATGATGCTGGACGTTCCCGCGTCGAATGATGAGGCTCAGGCTGGTCCGATTCCGGCGTGGGAACCGGAACTCAGGTCCCTGATCATGACTCGCCCGCGTGCTGTGATCGTCGGTTTGTTGCTGCCGGATTCAGAGTGTGGTCCGCCGAGGAAGCTCACGTCAGCTGAGATCACCGCTGAGTCGGGGCTTGGCCCTACCACGGTCACAGCGAACATGAGGCCTTTGGCGGCGTCTGGTTGGTTCGGGCTGTGTTGGCAGGAAGGCCTTGACCCGTATGACTTTGCGAATCTGGAGGTGCGACGTCAGATCTTCGTTCGGGAGGAGCTTCGCGAAGCACTTTCGTTGCGTCTGAGGGACTTCAAGGAGAAGACCCGACATGAACCCAATCGGCAGATTGAGTACGCAGCTCCGCATGTCGGTGTCGGTGGCGTCCTGCGTGATCACGTTGAGCTGTGGAGTGGGGGACATCTGCCGAAGTACCGGAGAGAGATTCTCTTGTACTGCTTGAAGGATCCGACGCGGTGCTACGAGGCGAAGGAGTTTGTTGGAGTGACGGCGCTCGGGATCAATTCGGCGCGTCACCGTTTGATCCAGTGTGAGGAAGCTGGCTTGATGGTGAGCAAGATTAAGTGGTTTCCGGAGGATCGCACCCGTCGGCGTCTGTTCATGTTGACGGAGAGCGGTTTGGGCGTGGCGAAAGCCCTCGCGGCGTCGCCGTGTGGCGAGGGGGAATCGTGACGTCCGATTCGGACGGTCGTGGTGATCTTGAGGGGCTGGCGGCGCGTCTGGCGGATGAGCTTGCTCGGGAGATGCGCGCGGTTCAGGATCGGGCCAAGAAGTCCGCTGCGCAGATGGCGGCAATCGTTGGGCGCCAGCAACCTTGGTGGTCCAAGCTGACATCCGGTTATGTGCGTCAGCCGAAGGTTGACGTGTTGCGGGCGCTTCTCATGGCGCTCAACACAGATGAGGCGGATATTGAACGAATCGCTGATATCGCAACAAGGTTGAACGATTGCTACGTCCGCCACTCACGCCCGTTGGGGCGCATGACGGATGATCCGGAGGGGATTGACCGGCGGGTGGCTGAGTTGGCCGGTTTGATCGGCGATGCTGTGAAGAGGTCCACGTTGACGGCGGCGGAGGTGTCGCGCCGTGTGGGCAGGACTGAGGGGTACGTGACGAGGGTGATATGCGGGCGGTTTCAGCGGCCGGATCCGGTCACGTTGAAGGCGGTTGCGTTCGTGTTGGGGATGTCGGAGGCCAAGGCGGCGCGGGTGCGCGTGCTGGTTAACGAGTTGAGTCGCATGTAACGCCGTGGCCGCTGGTGCGATACCGTCACCGCAACGTCGCAACAGCAGCGTTGCGACGTTGCGAGGGAGGTGTTGACCTTGGCTGGTGTTCCGGCGTCGGCGACGCAGCTCGCCGACGCGGTGCGGGCGATCGCGGAGCGCGAGGGCATCAACCTTGATCGGCTCATGGCGTATGTCGATGTCGACGGCGCTTGTAGGCACGACAAGGCGTTGTGGGGGCCATGCGCGGAGTGCGGTCGCCCGGCCGTGCCGGACGCGGTCTGCCAGGAAGTCGACGCGCACATTGACCGGGTGTCCGGCCGGGTGTTGCGGGACCGCCTCACCGTGGCCGACGTAGCGGCCCTCAGAGGCGTCTCAGAGGCCACTGTGCGGTCTTACCGGTCGAGGTACCCAGAGGGACACCCGAACGCGTTCCCGGCGCCTCTGGAGGGCGTCAGCGGGCCGATCGTGTGGGACGCGCGTCTGCGGCCCGCGTTGCTGGCGTGGCGCTCGGTTGGCCGGGGTGTCGGCGGGGGCCGTCGGCGCGCAGCTCCGGCGCCGGTCGCGCCGGAACGGGTCGAGGTGCCCCCGGTCGTGACGCCGCGCCGGATCCTGATCACGGCGCCGTGCCTTGATTGGCTGGCCGGTACGCAACGGTGGATCGACCTTAAAGACGGTGACAGGGCGGTGACCGATGCCTGTGACGCGGTGTTCCGGAAGATGATCGACGCACCGGCGAACGCCAAGGGTGCCGTGCGGATCACGGTCGAGTCCGCCGATGAGGCTGCGGCACTGTTGATGTGGGCCGGATATCACGAGGAGGTTGCCGCCGTGAACAAGGGCGACGGCGCGCAGAGCCTAGGCGAGTACAACGCCGCGCGTGCGTTCGTAGACCGAGCAACCAAGTTGCACAACGAGTTCAGGGAGAAGAGGGCATGAACGGGAACAGCACTCAGACGGCGGCGATGCGGGCAAACTCGACTGTCGTTCTGGTGGATCACGTGAGTCGGCACCGTGCGTTGGTGCACGGCCAGGGGTTTCACGCGATCGTGGATCGCGCGGGTTCCAACTTCACGGTGAGAGTTGATGAAGGCACGGAGGTTCTCGCCGATGTGCCGAGCGGACCGGACGGGTTCGTGCGCGCGGCGCAGACGGTGGCGGAAGCGCAGGGCTTGGCGCCGGGTGCGTTCACGCTTGAGGTGAACCGTGTCCAGTTCGGACACAGCGATTCACAATCGCCGGTGTTGCGGGAGAGTCGCACGTTCGCTGTAGCGGCGTCGGTGTGCGAGTACGTGAAGCGCTCGGAGCCGGGACGGCCTGGTGTGGTGGGCTACATGTCGGTGTGGAGCCACATTGCGAACTCTGACCAGAAGCAGCACGTTGACGGCCACGTGTTCATCACGGTTGATCGCATCGGCGCTGAGTGGTTCTGGCGGTTGGCGCGCGACGTGTTCGAGTCCTCTGGCGACGTTGAGGCCGAAGACCTCGCGCGGTGTGTCGGCGAGGCGTTCCCAGAGTCGGATCCGTCGGGTTGGCTCTGATGTCCTGAGGTGTTCTGGGAGTCCCCCTGTGGCTGTTGCCGCAGGGGGACTTTCGTGTTTCAGAGCAGGGAAAGGAGGTCGGTGAGGAAGGTGAGGATGCAGCCGATGAGACCGGTCATGGTGGAGTTCCGTTCTTGGTCGTGATGCGGTCGTGGATGGTGTTGAGGCGGCGCGTGAGTTGTCTGTCTGCTGACGGCGTCAACGTGAACAGCGCGACGGATGCGGTCACGATGACGTCGGCGAGTTCGGCGGCGAGGTGTTCGACGTTGCCCGCGCGTGTGTTGGGGGTGAGCTTGCGTGGGTTCTGTCCGGCCATGGCGCCCATTGCTTCGTGGGCTTCGCCGAGTTCTTCGGCGATTTTGCCGACTCGCCACTGTAGGGCGTCGCCGTAGCAGGCGGGGTGGTCGTCGAGCCACCTGGTGATGTTGGCGATGCGCTGCCAGTAGGGGTCTCGGGTGATGTCCATTGTGGTCAGTTCACCGGGCCGAGGTTTTTCGCTGTCCAGCAGAACGGGAAGGATTCGGATGCGTAGAGCGCTCCGGCGCCGGATGTTTTGTTGGCGAGGATGAAGCGGATGTTGCCGCCGTCGAGGTGTCCGGCTTCGACGACGAAGCCGCGTGCCGAGGTGATGCCTCGGTATGGCGGCGGATACCAGGCGGGGTCACCTTCTACGGCGGGCGTGTTGGTGCCGCTGGCGAGGTAGCGAACCACTGTGGCGCCGACGATTACGGCGGCGTCAAAGAACGCTTGGGTGTTGTCGGACTTCATGGCGTTGATGCCGAGTTCGACCCAGTCGCCGACGTTGGCGGGGAGGTCGAGGGTGAAGTCTGCGGGGAGTCCGTTGGCGGCGCCGGGGCGGCTCCATGCGCCGCCGGTGTCGGGTAGCGGGGTGATGTTGCCGCTGGTGATGTAGGCGGTGCGCACCACGGGTTTGGTTGCGAGGGCTGAGAGGGCCGCTGGCAGGCCGGTGACGTCGGCGAGGGTGTGCGTGTGGGCGGCGGCGGCTTTGGCCGCGAGGGCGGCGTCTAGGCCTGTTACGTCGGCGGTGATGTGGGTGTGCGCTGTCGGCGCCTTGCTGTCGAGGGCGGCGGTCAGTCCGGTGACCTCACCGATTACGTGCGTGTGTGTGCCGTCCGCCTTGCTGGCGAGCGTCGCCGTAAGGCCTGAGACCTGGTCCTGTGTATGGGAATGCGGGCTGTCGGCTTTGGTTGCGAGCGAGGTGGTCACCGCGGCAACCGTTGCGTAGGGCGAAAGTGCGGTTGCGAGGCGCGCGGCGTTGAAGTACTGGGCGTGGTCGTCGTCGGCGAGGCCGGTCAGTGCGCCGTGGTCGGTGACGCCGCCGCCGGGGGTGGCTTCGAGGGCGTCTACGCGGGCGTCGAGGGCGACGATGTCGGCGGAGGTGGCGTAGGAGACGGCGGGGATCGGGGTGACGGCGGGTTGCACGTCGGCGAGTTCGAGTGTGCCGACGGTTGCGCGCGGGACGGCTATGCGGTAGCGGCGGCGGGGCTGGTCGTCGAGTGCTTCAACGACTTCGTACGTCCAGCCGCTTGGCGTGATCGCGGGGTCGTCGGTGACGGGGAGCGCGATGGTGAACTGACCGGCGATGACTTCGGCGGGGTAGACGTCGGGCAGGACGATCGTGTCATCGGCAGTGACGCGGAGCGGAACGGGTGCGACGAAGTACACGTGTCCGTTGGGGGCGTTGCCGTTGGGCATCGCGGCGTAGCGACCGTGGACGTTGACGGTCTGCACGGACGATGGGAGCGGCACGGGCACCCCCTATGGCGTGTTGTCGGGTCGTGCGGGTGCGCTGATGTCGCCGCCGGGCATTGGCGGGTCGGTTGCTTCGAGGTCGTTCAACGCGGCGGTGATGTAGCGGCCGAGTGATTCGGTGAACATCACGCCGACGTGGAGCTCATCGCCGTCGGCGGTGACGAAGTAGATGTTGCGGGCGTTCTTGTTGCCGGTGCGCCAGCGCATACGGGTCTTTCGTCCATTGTGGTGGGTGTAGTGTTGGCGGTGTTTCCCGGCGCGGTCGCTTAGGTGTAGCGGTGCATCCGGTGGGCGCCGGGGAACACCAATGGTGCGCGCTACGATCAGCGCTGCCCCCGTGGCCCAACTGGCAGAGGCGCGCGGTTCAAGGTCGTGTTGAGTGTCGGTTCAAATCCGACCGGGGGCACTCACGCTTGTTGTCGTTGAGCATGGCAACGATTCCTGCTCCGACGCTGAGCGCGACAGACAGCGCGTAGGCCCATGCGTGGCCGGTGAGAAGCCCGATGACGATGCACGCGAGTGCGAGGACGAACAGCGCGATTGCGGCGGGCATTAAGCCGGTTCGGGGGCGTTGTCGGTGTCGCCCTGGTCGCCGCCGACGGCGGCGGTGTCCTCGTCTCCGTCCGGCGTGGGGGTGATGTCGGGCTGCGCCGGGACGGGCGGCGCTGGTGGCTGTTCCTCGCGCGGGTCGGCGTCGGCGGGGCCGGGGTATGGCGTCGGATCGGTCATCGCGCTGTCTCCTTTGTGGACCGGACATGGTGAAGCCCCCAGGCTGTGAGGCCTGGGGGCTTCGTGGGGTGATGCGGATGTGCGGACCTTCGAGCGCATCGACCCGGGGCGCGGGCAGAGTTCTGCCCGTGGCATTCACCCTGCTATAGCGGCCGGTCAGGTTTCAAGTGGAACGATGCGATGACCACGCGGCGGGGTGACCGCTAGGACGGCTTGGGCCTGGTCGAGGTCGTAGAGGGCGCGGCGGTCGGTGCTGTAGTCGACGACTGTGCAACGTGCGCGGATGGTGGGGACGGGCCGTTGGGTGATGTGGGCGAGGGTGCGGCGGTCGATCAACACCCGGTCGGGTGAGATGTTGATGATGGGTTCGTGTCGGCCCATGGGTTTCCTCCTAACCGGCTTGGGTTGTCATTGTGGTCCGGCGTAGCTCGATCAGGCGTATCCAGTCATAGGGTTCGCGGCAGTCGGTGCAGCGGCCTCCCTCGATTCGCGGGCCGTAGGGGTCGGCGGGGTTGTCGATTAGTGCCGGGTAGACCTGGCCGTGACAGTTGGCGGCGAGGCAGTCGCCGACGGGGCGGGGTGGCGCGTCGCGGGAGAGGCGGCGGGTTTGTGAGTGGAGTTCGCGGATGTTGTCGGCGACGTCTGCGATCCATGGTTGTGTTGCGCACCAATCGATTTGTCCGAGCAGCCATCCGATTTCTTTGGCGAGTTCCCGGGGTGGGCGTGCCGGAATGCCTAGCTCTGCGCGGAGTCCTTCGTTGATGCCGTGGATGGTGCCGAGCATGGACATGACGTCGCCGTCTGTGTCGTCGGGTCCGTCTCCTGTGGATCGGCTGCGGTAGTCGTCGGCGGCTATTTTGCTGTCGTCGGCGGGGCTTCGGCTTTCGAAGCCGGGGGCGCGGCGTCCGCCGTCGCCGCCGCGTCCCCGGCTTTNNGGCGGCGTAGCGCTCGATCTCGCGCAGATGGGTTCGGATGTGTTCGGTGCACCGGTCGCATGCGAATCGCGCCCATGCATCCCGTCCGCATCCTGTGAGGGTGCACAGTCCCATGTGGTCACCTCATGGGGTTGGTCCGACGTAGAGGTAGCCGTGTGGCTTGGTGTTGTTGAGTAGGGCGAGGTCGAGCGTGAGCGTCTCGCCGGTGTCTGCCTTGCGGCACATCATGATCCGGCCGATTGCGTGCTCGATGTCGATCTCTTGTCCGTCGCGGTTGCGGCGCCAGCGTTGCCCAACGTTCGGGGTGGTCTTGTCGTTCACGCGCCGCGCCCGTTGTCGATGGCGGCGCCGATGACGGCGCATGCGAGGAAGGCGGCGGCGCCGACGGCGGCGAACTGCCAGTAGCCGCTGAGGACCCATCCGAGGAGGCCGCCGAGGAGGCCGAGGAATCCGAATGCGGCGAGCACGGGAAGCCTTTGCGGGTTGTCGTTCACGTTGTCTCCCTTGGGTTAGCTGAGCCGTGTGCTGCCTCGTCGCATGCGTTTTTGGACGGCGTGGGCGCGGAGGGGTGCGGGAGGTTCGGGGGGTGCGGAC